CTACGCGGTTCCCAGCTGACGACTCTGAACGTCAACCAATTGCCTCATCCGATCAAGAAGCTCGCGAGAGATTTCCTTATTCTCAGCTTCCAGTGCTCGTATTGTGTCTTCCATTTCAGCGATCTCTTTTTTTAAGGCCTCGACCTCGGGGTCTTCTTTCGGCTGCGCGCCTTCAATCGAGCCCACGCCGAGGAGAAGCCAGTCCAGGCTGACGCCATATTTCCGGGCAACGGCGACCATGACCTTCCTGGACGGCTCGCGACCGCCGCGCTCTATCTCGGCGATGACCGTATGGGATAGGTCGATGGACGTGGCGAAGTCCTTTTGGCTCAAGCCTGTCTTTGCGCGGAGTTCGCGGAATCGATCTGCTATCTCCTCGTTTTCACTATCCACCAGTCACCTCTACGTTAACAATAGAAACATTATGTGACAATTATTCTACTCGCACAAGCATAATGTTGCTTGACAGTCTCATTATGTTGCCGTATAGTCTCCTTATGCGAGGGTGAAGAATCACCCGGTTAAACAAATTGCGAAGGTTATTCGCAATTTCAATGCAAAGGAGCCTTTTCGAGTATGGACCAAGCGGCGGCAAAAATCAAGCCGGAGAAGGACAACTGGGAGTACAAGGACTGGGATCGCCACGCCCGCGTCCTCTACCTCCTCCAGAGGAAGCGGAAAACCATCACCGAAATGTCCGAGGACATCGGCGAGCGGATCCAGCACGTGTCCACCTGCATCTGGGGAATACCCGGACGGCGCATCCCCCGTATAGAAGAAAAGATCGCGGCCTACCTCGGCACGACCCGAGACGAACTCTTCGGGAAAGAGAAGGTCGCATGACATTCGACCGGTGGCCTACTGCTGACGATATAGCGGCAGCTCTATCAATCACGCCTCGCGGAGCGCGTAAGCGGGCGGCCCTTGAGAAATGGCCGTTCAAGAAGACGACGCTCCGGGGCGGGAAGCAGTACCGCTACCGCCTGGCCGACCTGCCGGAAGATGTGCAGGTCGCCTACGCCGCCAGCTTGCAAACCTCCCTTGAAGACCTTCGGGAGCAGCTTAAACCCGCTTCTAAAGCCGAAAAGAAGATCGCTATCCCGCGCTACTGTGGCCGCGCCACCAAGACCAAGGACGTGAAGCCCCTGGAGGAAACGCCGGAAGCCCGCCTCCAAATCGCCGCCCTCCGCATGCAGGTCATCAAGGCCTGGTCGGCCTCGGGCCTCACCGTGCAGGACTTCGTGAAAGCCTACAACGCGGGCGTGGCCGTGAGCGACCTCCGGGAGAAGCTCGGCCCCCACGGCGACATATCGACCTTCCAGAGCTTCTACCGCTGGCTCGCCAGCTACGAGAAGCACGGACTGGCGGGCCTCGCCCCGCAGTACGCCGTCCGGCGCGGCGGCAACGGCGCCACCCTCTCCGAGGAGGAGAAGGAATACGTGCGCGCCCTGTACCTGGACGAAAGCCGCCCGAGCTGCCGCACCGTGGAGCGCGACCTCCCGCAGTTCATCGGCCACGACGTGAGCTACTGGATCATCTATCGCTACCTGAAAGAGGAAATCCCCGCGTCGGTCAAGGCCTTCTACCGCGAAGGCGAGAAGAAGTACCACGACCGCTTCGACCCCTATATCTCCCGCGACTACTCCCTGTTCCGTTCCATGGAATGGGGCGTCTCCGACCACCACATGTTCGACTTCATGGTCGAGCACGGAGGCCGCATCTTCCGCCCCTGGCTCACCGCCTTCATCGATATGCGGAGCCGCCTCGTGACCGGCTGGCACATCGACGTGATCCCGTCGAGCCTCACCATCCTCCGCGCCCTCGATCCGACCCTCCGGGACTACGGCCCCTTCGAGAACCTCCTGATCGACAACGGCAAGGACTTCAAGTGTATGTGGCTCGCCGGTACCACCTGGAAGGAGCGGCGCACGAAGCCCGACGAGGATTTCCTCTCCCTGGCCGAGGGCGTCTACCACGACTGCGGCTTCAACCTGCATTTCACCCAGCCCTATCGCGGCCAGAGTAAGCCCATCGAGCGCTTCTTCGGCACCGTGATCGAGCTGTTCTCCAAGCGCATGGAGACCTACGTGGGCTCCAACACTGCCACCCGCCCGGACGAGGCCAAGCTCTACTGGGGCCGGATCGACGGCCGGGACAAGGTGCCCGTCACCCTCACCCTTGAGGACGTGCGCCGGGAGTTCGCCTCCTTCGTCGCCTGGTACAACGCCCAGTGGCAGCACTCCGGCGACGGCATGGACGGCAAGAGCCCGCTCCGCGTCTTCCAGGAGAACCTGACCGTCCGCCGCGTCATGCCCGAGCCCTTCCGGCTCTACGTGATGACCCGGCGCGAGAAGCGAACCATCCAGCGCAACGGCGTCACCATCGACGGCGTGGAGTACTTCACCCCCGAGATGATCCAGCACACCGGCGACCAGGTGGAAGTCCGGCGCGGCCTGGACGACGTGGGCAAGGTGAGCGTCTGGAAGCTCCCGGAGCGCACGTTCCTCTACTACGCCTACAACGACATCCTGCGCGACATGGGCGTCCCCGAGGAGAACGTCCGGCGCGCCAAGCAGGTCACCAAGGAGCAGCGGAAGCTCGTCAAGCAGGACGCCGAGATCCGGGAGACCGTCCGCAAGATCAGGAAGCGGCCCGACCAGCTCCTGGCCGACGAGGCCCTGGCCGCCGCGCCCGCCTACCCCGAGGGACAGATCCTCCAGGTGGTCAACGGCGACGTGGCCCTCCCCGATGAGCAGGGGCGCGTCCCGCGCGGCGGCGTCCTCCAGCTGCACCCCGACCGGCCCGAGAAGCGGCGGCTCCGGCTCCCCACGGACCCGGACTAGACACGGCAATCCCCGCCCCGTGTGGGCGGTTTAGAACGACGGCATAAGGAGCGAACGAGTATGGAAAAGAAGGAGACCGAGTACAACGAGGAGCTGTACGCGCGGTTCTTCGAGCTGGTGGGAACGCCGGAAGAGAAGAAGCGCATCAGCCAGGCCAAGGCGGCGGCCGCCCTGGGCTACTCCTCGGGCGTCGTCAGCGCCTACAAGAGCCGGAGCTACAACGGCAACGTGAAGACCCTGGAGGAGAAGATCGAGGCGTGGCTCAAGCGCGAGGCGCGCCGCCTTGAAAAGGTGGACATCCCCACCGCCGAGACCTCCGTCATGGACCAGGTGCGCAAGGCCGCGACCATCGCCCAGGACGACGCGGACATCGCCGTGATCGTCGGCGACGCGGGCACCGGCAAGACCACGGCCCTCCGGCGCTACGAGGCGGAAAGCCACTCGGCCTTCCTGGTGGAGGTTGACCCGAGCTTCACGAAGAACGTGCTCGTGTCCGAGATCGCCCGCGTGATCGGCGTGGACCAGAAGGGCGGCATGACCGTCGTGATCGGCCGCATCGTGGAAGCCCTGCGCGAGCGGGACGCCGTCCTCATCATCGACGAGGCCGACTACCTCTCCGACAGCTCCCTGGAGCTGGTGCGCCGCATTATTAACGACAAGGCCCGCACCGGCATCGTGCTCGCCGGGCTCCCGCGCCTGGAGTACAAGCTCCGCAACCTCCGCAACGACCACGAACAGCTCGCCAGCCGCGTCGGCGTCCTCCTGAAGGTCGGCCGCATGAAGCGGACGGACGCGGTGAAGATCCTCGGCGGCGTCTGGAAGGATCTCTCCAAGGAGACGGTGGACGCCTTCGTGAACGTGGCGGGCGGCTCCGTGCGCACGCTTACCAAGCTCATTGGCCGCGTGCACCAGGTCATGGGACTCAACCGGCTGGATGCCCCCGACGCCGACGTGGTCGCGGCGGCGGGCGAACTCTTGATGCGATAGGGAGGGAAAGCGATGCAGGGAATGATCTACCGGGCGGCCATCGCCGTCAAGGAAGCCGGGGAGCGCTGGGGAAGCTCGACGCTCATCCGGGTGGGGCTCGCCCTCGGCGACTTCGCGCGCTCGCTCAGGATCAAGCGGTCATGAGCATGGGCGCCCCGAGGATGGAGCGACGCATGAACCGCCGCAAGGCCAAGCAGGCGATCCGGGAGCTTTCCTCCTGGAACCGCCGGGCCGAAAACGAAGCGGCCGGGAATCCCTGGCAGGCCCCGGCCGCTGAAAAGATCGAGCTCAGACAAGGTACCAAGCGGACGCGGTTCTGTCCATAACCGCCCGCGAACAAACGAACGAGCGCAAGGAGGATTTTCATGGCGCGACTGAAACCGAAGGTAGGGAAGATCGACACGCTGGAGGACGCGAACCTCGTCCTGAAGGAGATCGGCATCCTGGAACGGGAGCTGGAGGCCATCGACGCCGAAGCTCACAAGCAGATGGCCGAGATTAAGAGTGAGGCCGTCAAGGCCGGGGAGCCGATCCGCAAGCGGATCACCGACCTCTCCGCCCTGCTCGGCGCCTTCGCCGAGTACAACAAGGCCGACCTGTTCAAGGACAAGAAGACCGTGGAGCTGACTTTCGGCATCTTCGGCTATCGCAAGAGCACGTCCATCACCGTCCGCAAGACCACGGTGGACCTGCTCAAGAAGCTGAACCTGGTCCAGTACATCCGCATCAAGGAAGAGCCGGACAAGGAGGCCATGGCGAACATGGAGGACGAGCAGCTCGCCCAGGTGGACGCCGTGCGGAAGGTCAAGGACGACTTCTTCTGCGAGGCGGACAAGGAAGAGGTGAACAAGGACATGCTCAAGGAGCAGATCGCCTAGGCGGTCTAGAATCGAAGCGAAACGGCGGGCCGCGCGTGCGGCCCTGTCCGTCGTCCGGGGGCGGAGCCTCGGGCCTGATGAGCAGCCAAAGGAGCAAAGCGCGATGCAGATAGTCGGGGCCATTCTCGGGATCCTGTTTCTCTCGGCCGTCATGGTGGCGCTCGCCGTGCTGGCCTTCGGGCCGTTCGTCCTGGACGAGCTGGCGGAGCGGAAGAAGCGCGCCGGGAAGGCCGCCGAATGACCGGCCTCCTCGTCGCCATCGGCGTCGGCCTCTACGCGATTGCGCTGTTTTTCGCCTGGGCGCTCGTGCGCGTGGGCTCGCGCCCGATGCCCAAGCCCGACGGGGCAGAGCGTGAGGACTGACCTTTTGCTCCAGGTGGAGGCGGTGGGGACCGCCGACGCCCGAGAGCTGACAAGGGAAATCGCCGAGGCCATCGAGGGCCTTGGCGGGATCCGGAGCGTGAAGCTCCTGGCGTCGCGGCCGCATACCGCGCCGCCGGGAGAGGCCCGGCCGCCGATGAGCGAACGGCGGCCGGGCTACGACATTACGAAATAAGGAGCGAACCTATGGGAGAGGACGCGGTGCAAAGGACGCCGAAAGTCATGATCACGAACAAACGGAGCAAGATGAGCCTGATCCATATCGCCAAGGAAAAGTGCGGTCTGGATGAGGAGTCCTACCGCGCCTTGCTTTCCGGCGCGGCAGGCATCGAGAGCGCCAAGGATATGGAGTGGGAAGACCAGTTCAGCGCCATCATGGACGCCTTCGAGAAGCTGGGATTCCAGAGCTGGAAGAAGGAAGGGAAGACCAATTCCCGCCCCCGGTGGACGGACGAATGGGCATGCAAACCGGGCCAGCGGGCCAAGATCGAAGTCATGTGGAAGACCTGCGCCCGCAACAAGGACGAGGCCGCGCTGCGCGCTTTCATCCGCCGGATCGCGCACGTCGATTCCCCGCGCTTCCTGAATCCCGCCCTCGCGCGGAAGGTGATTCTCGCGCTGGAGAAGATGATGCTCGCCGAGGGCTACGACCCGGTATCGGGCGGGAGGCTCGCGAAATGAGGCGTTCCCGTTTTACCCCCCCCCCGCAGGTGCGGCAGATGGTCTTGATTGAGGAAACGACCTGCGGCCGCGCCCTTGAGCTGGCCGCCTGGCTCAAGGGAGAGATCGGCGCGCTGCGCGTCCGTGTTGATGCTCAGCGCGCCGCCATCCGCGAGGCCGAGGATTGCCTGTTCCAGGCGCGGGACATCCTCGCCCAGGCGCGACAAGAAGAGTTATTTAAGGACGCATAATGGACGATAGAAACGACGCCTTCGAGCTGTTGAAAGAGCTTCTCGGCCCCGAGCTGGCCCTCCGCGTGGCCGACTCCTTTGCCGGGACAGCTCTCTACATACCCAAGAACATCATCACCGCCGAGCGTCACCGGGCCATCCGGAAAGAGTTCCAGGACGGCGCCGACTATCGCGCGCTGGCTATCCGCTACGGATACACCCAGAGCCACATCCGCAAGATCGTCCACGAGAAGAAGGAGCGAATCAATAATGGCAAAGCGTGAACCGGCGGCCGTCCGGAAATGGAAGAAGGAATGGGCGGAGGCCAAGGCGAAGCGGACCCGCGAGAACAAGAAGAAAGCCTTCGACGACGCCATGGCGAAGGAGAAAGTGGAGACCCTGGGCGACGTACTGGGAATCTTCTACGGGCTGTCCCGCGCGGCCGTTGAGGCCGCCGCCTACGGGAGGATCCACGAGCTGGCCGCCTGCGGCCTCACGCCCGCCGAGATCGTCCAGCGAATGGAACCGCCGAAGAGGAAGAAGGAGTCGACGATATGACAGAGCGCGAGAAGGTATTCAGCAAGATCCGGAAACTCCTCTCTCTGTCCCGTAGCCCCGTGCAGGCGGAGGCCGAGGAGGCCGCGCGCAAGGCGCACGCGCTCTTGCTTAAGTACAACCTGTCCATGCAGGACGTGTCCGGAGAGGCCCCCGAAGTCAAGGAAGAGGTATACTCCGACGGGTACCGCCGGAAGAAGTGGCGTAACGCGCTCCTGACGGCCATCGCCGACGTGAATTTCTGCGCCATGGTCACCCACTGCTACGATGGCGGGTACTATCGATACATGCTCGTCGGCAAGGAACACAACATCCAGGCCGCGAAGTGGATGGGTGAATACCTGGTCGGCGTGGTGGATCGGATTAGCAGGCGCGAGATCCCGAAGAACGCGAAGGCCAAGTACCGCGAGGATTATCGCTACGGCATGGCCATGGGCATCGCCCGCAACCTTCGCGACCTCAAGAAGCAGGAAGCCGCCGCACCGGAGAGCCGCGCGCTGGTGGTCACCGAGGGGAAGCTCGTGGAGGAGCACCTGAAGAAGTCCGGCACCATGAAGCCGATCACCGAAGGCCAGAGGAAAGGGGGACGTGTGGCGGTATTTATTTTCGGGCTGTTATTCTTCATTCTGGCCGTCTCACTGACCCCGTCCAACGGTCACGACAAGTTTACCGTCGAAGGCAAGCAGATCGACTTCACCGAGCTGGGACTCGACAAGGCGAAGGTCATAGCCTGCGAGTCGGTGCTCAGAGATTCTTCCTTCGCCGGTCGTGCGCGCGTCGCCGTTGATATCGTGGTCCCTAAGTCGAGCGACGGCCCGACCGTCCTCGCGACGGCGTTGAACACCGCGTTCTCAGCGTACATAGCGGCCTCCAAGAATAATATCTACAACCTCGGGTCGGTACGGGTGTATGTCTGGACGAGCAAGGCGGAGATCGGAAAGACGGAAGCGCCGCTCGGGCACATCGTCGTCGGGCAGTGGATGCCGGGCGATCCCGTGTTCGTGAATAACCTGGTCGTGGCGCCTGCGCACTGACCGGACGAGATTGACCCGCGAAGCCCTCCGCCCGGAGGGCTTTTTCTTTCTCCGCGCGCTACTACTTTATTCAAATTTGCGGTGCAAATAGTTTCCTCAAATAACTTCCTCAAATAGTTTCTTTGATTATAAGTATTTACTGGCGGCATACTCCCTCTTGAACAAGCCGTTGTTCGGTTCGTGATCCGGCGGGAGGAAGGTTTGACGCTCCTTTCCTTCCTCCCGCCGCCCTTTTGAACAACGCCTACGGGAGGACGCATGTCTCATAAAACGCTCTGGATTCTTATCGCCTGGCTCGTGTTTCTCGCCGGTACCATCGCCCTGCAGGCGGTGACCGGCCCTCAGCTTCCCACCACCATCATCGTCAATCTCGCGGGGTACATCACCCTCGCCTATGTCGGCGTCTCCAAGGCGGCGAACATCGTCAAGGCCCTCAAGGCCCCCGCCGGGGAATTCGGCTTCGAGTACGTCCAGCCCATCAAGGACCGCATGCTCTGGATCACCATCGTCTGGCTCCTCTTCATCGTCGAGGTGCTTATCGTCCGCGCCCTGGTGCCGGATGGCACCGCGCTCCCTGTGGAGGAGGTGATCGGCTTCGCCGGGACCCTCTCCGCCGTCTACGTCGGCATGAACAAGGGCGAGCAGGTAGCCGCCGCGTCGGGCAAGACCACGGGAGGCGAGGCGTTAAAAACCTTGAGCAGTACTTCCGCGACGCCCTCAAGAATCCGCTCGGCATCGACCACAACGTCCGCGCCCGGCTCGACGAGAATGGCGCCGTGATCATCTACATCCACCCCGCCAATGTGAGCGGGGACACCCTCGACTTCAAGGTCGAGGGAAACGAGCTGGAGGCCTTGCGATGATCCAGGCGCTCCTGGTGCTCGTCCTGGTCCTCGCCGCCGCCTGCGCCGTGTCGGTGCTCGTGGCCAAGGCCCAGGCGAAGCGGGCCGCGAAGGCCGAGGCGGAGGCCAAGCGCCTCCACGACGCCTTCTGGGAAGTCGAGCAGCGCGCCGAGCGCCTGCAGAAAGCCTTGGACGGAAATCTCAAGGCGGAGGAAGAGGCGGATGAAAAACGGAAAGACCTGGCCGCTACGGCTGATTCCGATCTTGCTGGTCGCGCTAATGGCCTTTTCGGCGTGCGCGACGGTAAAAAGCGCTCCTGACGCGGAGCTTGAAAAAGTGGAGGCGGCCCTGGTGCCGCCCATGCCGAAGGCGCCGGACATGGAGCCGGTTTCCTTCGAGGACCGCGACGGCGGCCTGTGGCTGTCCTACGACGACTACCGGGCGCTGGAGCGAAACGTGATAGCCCTGCGGGAATACGCCGCGCGGCTGGAAGTCATCATCGGTTTTTATAAGGGGGAGTAGTGGCAGCGAGACGAACGGCGCATACCGGACAACCACAAGATAATGAATCGCGGAATGGCGCCACGGCTCCTTGCCCTATGAACCCCGAGTGCGCGGCGGAGTTCGCCGCCATAGCTACGAACTACGAGAATCTGCGGGACCGCTTTGACCGCCTGGAGGATACCTTCGCCGAGGGCATCGAAAGCCTCAGGCGCTACCTCAAGGAAGAGTACGCCCAGTCCATCGAGTTCCGCATGTCCGCCCTGACCTCCCGCCTCGAATCGGCGGAGAAGCAGATCGGCGTCATGCAAAAGACCCTCTCCGAAGTATCCAAGAAGATCGTCTACGCCACGGGCGGCATCGCCATGCTGGCCTTCCTCATCGGCCTCGCGGTCTCCCTGTTGCCGAAGCTCCTGGGAGGTAAATAGTGGCCCTCCCCGATAAGCGCGACGAAGCCGAGCGCCTGTACGTTCGCCTCTCCATGACCTGCCCCGCCATCGCGGAGGAGCTTGGCGTCAACGAGGGCACCGTCTACCGCTGGAAGGCCGAGGCCGCCGAGAAAGGCGAGTCCCTGGACTGGGACGTGCAGCGCCGCATCTACAACATGAGCCCCCGCGAGATGGTGGCCATGTACGCCGAAAGCGTCAAAGCCTGGCTCGTGAAGATCAAGACGGACCCGGAGCTGCTCTCCGATCCGAAGATCGCCGACGCCATCGCCAAGCACATTTCCGTCATGCAGAAGATCGACGCCCGCAGTCAGTACCTCGGCGTCGCCATCGACCTGATCAAGGTCGCCAATAGCTGGCTGGCCGAACACCAGCCGGATATGAAGGCCAAGATGGAGCCCTTCTGGGACGCCATCTATCAAGAGCTGGTTTCCTACTCGACCAGGAAGGGGATGTTTTAATGCGCGAGATACGCACGTTAAAGCAGCTTGAAACCGCCTGGAACGAGCTGAAGGAAGAGATACTCTCCCGGCCGCTGTTCCTCGACAATTCAGCCAAGGAAGAGCGGAAGAAGCGCTGCGAGGGCAGCGTCCTTGAGTTCGGGCGCACCTACTTCCCGGACTATGTCCCGGCCGAGTACTCGAAGATCCACAAAGACTGGGAGAAGGTCCGCGTCATCGAGAACGAGCCGGTGCTCTTGGAGGCCTTCCGTGGCTGCGGAAAGTCCACCTACTTCTCGCTCCTGGATCCGATCCACGAGATCGCCTACGGCAAGCGCTCGTTCATGATCTTCTCCAGCTACAACGAGGAGAAGAGCGCCGTCTTCACGGGCCGCATCCTCCTGGAGCTGATGTTCAACCAGCGCCTGAAGAACGACTTCGGCGAGTTCATCCTTCCGGGGAAGAGCCCCGGCGTCCGCCACTTCACCGCCGACATCCCCGGATCCGGCGGAAAGACCGTCGGCGTCCGTGCCGTGTCCATCGGCCAGGACCCGCGCGGTTTCGTCCACGGCCCGAACCGGCCGGACTACGTGCGCCTGGACGACATCCAGAGCCGCAAGCGGGCCAAGAGCCGCAAGTTCGTCCGCGAGGCCGTCGAGTGGATCACCCAGGACTTGCTCCCCGCTCTGGCCGAGCACTACTCCTGCGTGGTCGTCGCCACGCCGCTCAATACGCAGTGCGTAGCCAGCACTCTGGAAAAGGGAAGCGACGACGTGGGCGCCGTCCGGACGTTCAAGTTCCCGGCGGAGGAGCGCGGCCGCCCGACCTGGAAGGACGCCTTCCCGGCCGCCCGCCTGGCCAAGATCAAGAAGACCATCGGTTCCACGGCCTACGCGCAGGAGTACCTCCTGATCCCGCAGGCCCTGGACGAGAAGATATTCCGCGAGGAGTGCATCAAGAACTACGAGCCGGAGGAACTGATCGGCATCCGTTTCGCCTACGTGTTCAGCTGGACCGATCCGTCCGTGAAGCACGAGGAGAAGCACTGCTACAAGGCGACCATCTGCGCGGGCATCACCGACGAGGGGACGATCTACGTCCTCAAGGCGCGGATCCGCAAGGAGTCCGTCTCCCGGATGGTGGACAGCATGTACCTCATCTACACCGCCTGCAATCCGTCGTGGATGTTTTACGAGGACAACGGCGGCCAGGCGCTCCTGGCCGAGGTGCTGGACGCCAAGGCCGAGCAGGAGGGATACCACATCCCGCGCCGCGCCGAGACCAACACGATCCACAAGGACACCCGCATCGAGGGGACGCTCTCCGCCCCCATCGAGAACGGCGTAATCCGTTTTCACAAGGCCGACCCGGACCAGAAGGAGCTGATCGACCAGCTCCTGCAGTTCCCCGACGGGGAATACAAGGACGGCCCCGACGCCCTGGAGGGCGTGGTCCGCAAGCTCCAGGAGTACGCCCGCAAGCGCCGCGCGGGGATGCCCACCACGGGCCGCCCGCGCTCCTCGGCTCGGGTACTGCGGGGGTATGAATGAGCCGCAAGCATCGGAATTACCAGAACTGGGGACCGGGCACCAAGACCGATAAGGTCGCGGAAGGGCTCGCCGACCGGCCCGAGGTGAACCTCGCGGGCGGCGACCACTTCGCCACCCGCGCCCGCGCCAACGACTTCGTGCGCCTCATGCGCACGCTCCCCGACCCCGATCCGGTCCTCAAGAAGATGGGCCGGGGCATCACCGCCCTGCAGGAGCTTCTGACCGATAGCCACCTGGAAAGCGTGTGGAGCGTCCGCTGTTCGGCCGCCTCCGGCGCCGAGTGGTTCATGGCCGCCGGGGCAGACGGCAAGCGCGAGCAGGAGGCCGCCGACGCCTTCGCCGAGCAGCTCTCCGCCCTGGACGTTCCGCTCATCATCGAGGAGATGATGAACGCCGTCGCCTACGGCTATTCGCCGCTGGAGGTGCTCTGGGAACTGGACGGCGCCCGCTGGGGAATCGGCGGCATCGTCGGCAAGCCGCCGCAGTGGTTCGAGTTCGACCAGGACAACCGCCTGGTGTTCCGCACCGGCGCCGTGGGCATCGAGGAGATCCCGGAGAACCGCTTCCTCCTCGTGCGCCATCGCCCGAGCTACGCCAACCCCTACGGGGACAAGGTGTTCTCCAAGTGCTTCTGGCCGGTGACCTTCAAGAAGAACGGCTTCCGCTGGTGGACCGTGTTCGTGGAGAAGTACGGCGGCGCGTTCATGTACGGCAAGTACCCGAACAACGCCGGGGAAGAATACAAGGCCGAGCTGCTCGGCGCCCTGGAGAAGATGATATCCGACGCGGTCGCCATAGCGCCCGAAGGCGCGGACATCACCATCGAGGCCCTGGCCAACAAGGGCAGCGTGTCCAGCGTGCACGCCGAGTACATCGCCATGGCGAACGCCGAGATTTCCAAGGCCGTCCTCGGCCAGACCCTGACCACCGAGATCGGCGACAAGGGCAGCTACGCCGCGTCCAAGACCCACAACATGGTCCGCGAGGATCTGGCCGCCGCCGACCGCCGCCGGATCGCGGCCGCCTTCAATCGGCTGGCCTCGGTCTTCACGTTCTACAACTTCGGCGCCGAGGTGGTCCCCCCGGTCTTCTCCTTCGTGAAGGACGAAGACCTCCAGCCCGCCCGCGCCAAGCGCGACGTGGACCTCTACTCCATCGGCTGGCGACCGAAGAAGAGCTACATCGCCCGCGAGTACGGGATACCCGAAGACGACTTCGACCTGGCGAGCGCCCAGCCCGCCGGATTCAAGCGCGCCGCATCGGCGCTGATACCCGAGCGCGAGCACCCGGAGGACTGTTCCTGCGGATGCCGCGACGACGCGGACGAGCGCCGACCGGCCAAGAAGAGCCCCGGCCTGTTCGCCCGGCTCGCCTCCCTGTTCTCCAAGACCAAGGAGGACAAGGAGCGGGAGAAAGACGACCGACTCGTCGGCGACTTCGAGAAGTCGGCGATGAAGGCGGCCCAGGAGGAAACGGATGAAGCCGTCGACGCCCTTATCGGGGCCGCAGGCTCGGCGGAGACTTTTGAAGATGCGCTTGCGGCTATTACGACTGCGTATGGTCGCCGCTCTCCTGCGCGGTGCGCGGCTCTGCTTGACGAGGTTCGATATGCGGCAAGCCAGGTAGGTGCCCGCCGTGGCTGATCGCATCCCCGATCCGGCCGAGGCCAAGCGCTACCTCTCGCGCAAGGCTGTGGTGGAGACCGAAGACTGGGACGACCTGAAGTGGGGCGAGCACGCCCACGCCTTCACCGTCGCCCACTCTCGGGACGCCGCCGTGCTGGACGACATCTTCGGGCTCCTCAATGACGCCATGGCTAATGGCGAGAGCTACGAGACCTTCCGCAAGGGCCTGCGCGGCCTCATGGAGGACAAGGGCTGGTACGGCAGGCAGGACAAGGGACCGGAGGACGAGGAGTACATCAACTGGCGGACGAAGCTCATTTACCACGTCAACCAGCGCACCGCCTACGAGGCGGGCCGGTATCGCCAGCAACTGCGCGGCGCCGCGCTCCGGCCGATCTGGGTCTACAAGTCCAAGCTCGTCGGAAGCAACCGGCGCCAGGACCACGTGGCCATGCACGACAAGGCGCTTCGGTACGACGATCCCTTCTGGGACACGCATCGTCCGCCGAACGGCTGGGGCTGCGAGTGCTCCGTGGTGACCTTGAGCGAGTCAGGCGCCGAGCGTGATGGGATCGAGGTGATCTCTTCCGGATCCGACGGCCAGCCTCCGGCGCTCATGGGGCCGGACGGCCGCATGGTCGACTGGGACGAGTTTACGCCCGAGGAGTGGCGGTACAACCCCGGCCGAGAGGCTCTGGCGCCGAACTTCGGCCGCTACGAGAACCTCGCGCGCGCCCGGATGCCGGACGGCCGCACCGCCCTGCGCCACGTGGTGGACCGCTACCGCGCCGACATGGACGGAACGCGGATGACCGAGGGCGAGTTCAAGAAGACCCTGGACCGCATGGTCAAGAAGGACTACGCGCCCCAGGAGATTCTCTACCAGGTGGGGAACCTGGACGCCGACCGCTTCGCCGCCATGGAGAAGGCCGGGGTCGGCGACTCGAAGATCATGGCCACCGACGCCGAGCTGTATCACGGCACGGCCGACAAGGTGGCCCGTCAGAAGATCCCGAGCGGACGCTTTGAAGAGCTGTACAAGACCCTTCAAAGCCCCGAGCGAATATACGAAAACGGCCGCCCGGATCACCCGGAGCAGGGCCGCGAGTTCCACTTCGTTAAGGATACCGGAGACGGGAAGGTCTTGAAGGTGGTGCTCAAACAGGCGTCTCCGGAAACCGCGCTGCGGATCCGGACGATGGGGCTGGTGGAGGATCAGTACGCGGGAGGGCAGTTTGAAAAGGTGTGGTAGCCGCCGGGCGGAATTTGCGTCCGCTGCATCCCCGGCCGGATCGCTCCGGCAAGGCCGTGCTCTGGATATGGTCCTCAACGGCCACCAGTTCAAGTATAGCGCCGCTTCGCGCGGCGATCAAGGAGGAAGCCGGTGAGCATCAAGGGCGCGCGGTTCTGGAACGACCGGGACCATTACTATACGCAGACGAACAACCCGACCGAGGAGATTCTCCGCAAGCGGTCGGACGGTAACTGGCTGGTTTCCTGCGGCCCCTCGGCGGCGGTCTCCTGCCTGTCGGCCATGGGCCACGACGTGGCGGTCAAGTGCCCCGGCTCCTACGCCCCCCAGCCGGAAGAGGTCTTTATGGACTTCTTCAACGACCCGAGGAACTACGACGCGCTCCGCGTCGCTCGCCCGGAGACCGACCCGAAGGACTGGCACGGGAACGAGATTCCCCAGTTCTACCCGGTCGCGGTCCCGGCCGTCTTCGGCGTTCGTGCGGACTTCTCCTGGTGCAACGACATCGACCGGGTGGCCGCGAGCCTGCGGGAGGGGAAGGCCGTCCAGCTGTGCCTGGTCAAGCCGGGTCACTACGTGGCGGCCGTCGCTTGGGACGAAGAAGCACGGGAGCTGATCTTCAACGATCCGTGGCCCGGCCGCTTCGCCGACAAGGATGGCTTCAACCGGAGGATGGGGGAAGCGGAATACCGCGCGAACGTGAAGCCGTTCGTGATCGTGTATGGAGACAGAATCGGTGCGTAAGGCGGCCAAATATAGCGGAAAGGCTATACACGCGAGAAAGGCCGTAAACGGGCGCGAAACGGGAAAAGGGTATCCAACTGCCACTAGGGCGGGGTCAATCGAAATTAAAGGCGAATTAAAGCCAATTAAAGGGTATTCCCGCCGATTGCCAGGAGCCGCTTTCCCGTTTTTTGCCCCGAAAGGGAGGGCGTATGCCTGAGATCATGATTTTCAAGACCGGGAAATACCCGCAGGGCGACTGGCCCAAGGAGCGGGTGCAGCGGATGGTCGACGCCTACGATCCGGACAAGGGCATCGAGGCGGCGGTGGTGATAGGCCACAGATTCTACGCCGACACCGACGAGGCGCAGTTCGCCCATGGGTGGGTCAAGAGCCTGCGCATGGACGGCTCCGGGAAGGTCTACGCGGACATCCCCGAGTTCTCCTCGGACGCCAAGAAGGCGATGGCGGAGAAGAAGCTCCGCTACGTGTCCTCGGAGATCTTCGAGTTCGACAAGCTCGACCCAGACCAGCCGCCGTACCTGCGCGCCGTCGCGCTCCTGGGCCGGGACACCCCGGCCATTTCCACCACCCGGCTCCCGAGCCTCTTCGGCCTTCTGGGCGACGGGGCGATGAGCACGGTGGATGAGAAGCAGCATATCGCGGCCTTCACCCGCAAGGTGAGCGCCGAAGAAATGAGCACCCTGTCGTCGGAAGGACGGCAAGAGGAAACCCAGAACCTACAGGAGGAAGACATGGGTGATGTTGAGAAACTGCAAGCCGAGCTTGCGAAGAACAACGAGCAGCTCGCCGCCTTCCGCAGGGAGAACGAAGAGCTGAAGTCCGCCGGGAAAAAGAACGACGCGACCGCTTTCTTCGGGAAGCTGCGGGACGAGGGCAAGCTCGCACCGGCGCTGTTCGACCGCGCCGTGGCGCTGGACGCCAAGCTCGGCGACGAGGACCGCAAGGAATTGCGCGCCCTCTTCGGCGAGCTTTCCACCACGGTCGACTTGACCGGCGCGCACGCGGCGGACAAGAAGCGGGCCGGAAGCCCCCAGGCTGGAAGCGCTTCGCTCACCGCCAAGATCAGGGCCTTCCAGGCGGAAAAGAAGATGGCCACCTTCGCCGACGCGGCCGCCGCGCTCTACGCGGAGAAACCCGAACTTTTCGATGAGGAAGGAGTAGAGGCATGAGCAATCGCAGACCGTACATCGCCGAGTCGGCCATCGCCCCCGGTACCGGAGTGGTCCAGGGGACGGCCGAGACCCAGGTCAAGGCTCCGGGCTCCGGCGGCTCGGGCGACTTCATCGGGGTATGCCCCTTCGAGGCCAACGAGGCCAAGGCCGCCGGAGACTCCGTCGGCATCGAGCTTGACGGCGTGGTCAAGGTGCTGGCGGGCGGTTCCGTTACCGCCGGGAAGAAGGCGGCCCTCAAGGCCGATACCTCCGGCGCCTTCGTCAACGTGGCCACCGCCGCCGGCAAATACGCCACCTGCGGCACGTTCCTCCAGTCCGGCTCGGCCGGGGAGTACGTGGACATGATCGTGGAACGCGGAAGCGTTACCGTCCCGGCGTAAGCCAAGGAGGAGAGTGAATTATGGGCAGAGAAAAAGGATTCGTCAGTCCGCTCCTGAGCAATCTCGCGAGCGATCATTCGACCAAAGCGCGGGAGGGCCTCGTCGGCCCCATCATCTTCCCGCGCATCCCGGTGGGCAAGCCCTCCGGCAAGTACGCGACCTTCAGCGCGGAGACCGCCTTCAAGGTCCCCGATACCACCATGGCCGGGGAACGCGCCCGCGCGGCTGAGTTCGCCGCCGCTGGCGAGATGGTCTCCTTCGCGACCAGCGCCCACGGCCTGAAGAGCTTCATAGACGAGGCCGACCTGGAGTTCATGGACGGCCCGTTCAAGCTCTGGGAGCGCCGCAAGGTGGAACTCCTCACGGCTAAGTTGGAGTTGGCCCAGGAGAAACGAATCGCCGACACGATCCTCGCCCTCGTGGGTCGCTCGGCCACCCTTTCCGGGACCGGCACGGCCAAGACCAACAAGTGGGCCAACGCTTCCGACACTCTCGGCGGCGACCCCTACGCGGCCATCGTCGACGCCATCGCCGCCCTGTTCTACAGGCCAAACCTGATGGTGATCCCCGAGGCCGTCTACGACGCCATCGAGTTCCACCCCCGGCTCATCAGCAAGCTCGGCGAGGCGAACCTCGTGAAGAAGGTGGACGAGGCCAACCTCTCCAAGCTCTTCCGGATCGACCGCGTCGTCATCGCCAAGGGCAAGGCGGACTTCGGCAAGCGCAACAGCTCCAAGACCGTCACCCTCTCCGGGCTCTGGGGCAACAACGTGGTGCTCGCCTACGCCAGCGACGTGTGGGACGAGCCCTGCGCGGGAAAGACCGTTTCGGTCAACTACCCGCAGGCCGACAACAACGGCTTCGTAGTCCGCACCTGGGACGAGGAAGACGGCGGCGTGCTGGGCGGCGAGTACGTCCAGGTCGCGCACGACACGGCGGAGCTCGTGGTCGCCCCCGAGCTGATCTACAGCATCAAGGACGTGCTCTGATCGCCTGAATAGGGCGAGGAAGAGCGGCGCAAGGAAAGGAGTCGAGCTATGGCCTACTGCACCATCACCGATCTGCAATCCGCCTACGGCGAGGACAAGATCAGCGCCTGGAGCCGCATGGATCCCGACGCGGTGGACAGGGCCATAGCGGACGCCGGGGCCGAGATCGACGGGTATCTGCTTTCAGGCGGATACCCGGTCCCTCTCGAAGGCCCGCCCGCGAACGTCAAGAAGTATTGCATCGACATCGCCGCCGCCAACCTCATCGTGGGCGTCGGCGTCTTGAAAGACGATCCAGGCGGTACCGCCGTTGTCGAGCAGGCCAAGGCGGCCCGGCGCTACCTGGAGAAGGTGGCGGAGGGCAAATTCCGGATTCCCGGATACGCCCAGGAAGGTGAAACCTCGCGGCCCCCGTCGGGGAACGTGCAGGTGTCGTCCAGTCCTCGGCTTGATCTTCGGGGGTACTGATGGCCGGGGCGGGAATAGGGGTCCGGTTCGACGAGCGGGAGTTCCAGGCGATTCTGACTGCCCTCTCGCGCGCCGCCATGCCGGACCTGAAGGCCATCGCCGACTTCGCGGGCGGCGAGCTTGACTACATCGCCAAGCAGGCCTTCGAGAAAGAACAGGACCCCGTCACCGGGGCGGCGTGGAGGCAGCTGAAAAGGCCGCGCAAAGACGGGTCGACACGGCCCATCCTGAACGCGGGCGGGCAGCTCAAGCGCTCCCTGGTGTGGGAATCATTTCCGGACGGATCGGTGATCTACGGATCGAACATGATCTACGCCCGGATTCATCTGAAGGGCGGCCGAGCGGGACGTGGCCAGAAGGTCATCATCCCCGCGCGGCCGTACATGGGAGTACCGGCGGACTTCGACCGCCGCATACTGAACGACCCGGCGATCCAGGAACTGCTCGGGCTGGGAGGCTGACATGATTAAAGAGGCCAAGGACCTGCTCGCGGCGGTGGTCGCGTCCCGCGCTCCGGACGCCACGGTGGTCCGCTCGGCGAAGGAAGAGGCTCAGGCTGTCATGGCCCGCAAGTGGCCGCTGGTGTCGCTGATTACCAACCCCGGCGCCTTCGACGAATCGGAGGCGCGGACGGTCAAGTACTACGACGACGTGGCCAAGACCTGGAAGCAGCGCTACGTGCGCGGCAATCGGGTTCTGCCGGTTCTGGTGCGGTGCTGGGCCGAGGGAGAGGAAGCCGCCGACTCCCTGTTCAGCCGGATCATCCCGGCGATTCCCAGCCGGTGGGAGCATGACGACTTCGCGGGATCGATAGAGATCGCGGCGGAGGAGCATTCGGACCATACGGGCAACACGGCGAAGCTGTACCTATCCGTCGCCGAAGTGCGGTTCAGCATCCCGGCGGCCATGGAGCCGACCGTGGTGCCGACCATCGACGAGATAGACATCGCGCCCGGAGAGGTCGCGAGTCCCCAAGTCTAAGGAGGGCTTATGTCGAACGAAACCAAGGACGGCCAGGAAAAGGCCGCCGACACGAAGAAAGGGCCGGTGCTCCTTACGGTCGAGGAGCACTCCAAGCGGCAGAAGCTGACCGCCCCGATCTTCGCCGCCGTCATGCAGTCCAAGGGCTGGGCGAGCGGCAAGAAGGTCACGAAGAGCGAGTTTGAAGAGGCTATAAAGGCCTTTCTCGGTTCGCCCATGGGAGGTAGAAAGTAATGTTACCCGGCGTAAAGAACACCATTAAAGACGGCGCCATGGGCGTCCTCGGTGCCGATGCCACCGGCATCTTCGCCGCCGTCGGCGTCGCCGCCGTGCATGGCCAGGGCATCCTGACCTTCACCGATCCCGGCAAGGTCGACGAGGCGCTCGGCGACGGCCCCCTGCGGGACCTGATCGTCAGCGCCCTGTCCATCGCCAAGACCACGGTCTTCGCCGTGGCCCTCGAAGGGTCCACCCCCGGCACGCTCTCGGCGGTCACGCCCGGATCCGGTAATACCGGAACCGGCTCCCTTACCGTATCGGGTGCCCCTCGGAACGAGTACGACGTTTCGGTGGAGATCGTTTCCGGCGGCGCCCTCAACGAAGCGACGTTCCGCGTCACCGTAGACGGCCTGGCCGGGAAGCGGATCACCGTCCCCGACACCCCGGCCACCTACGATATTCCGGGCACCGGCATCAAGCTGACGTTCGCCCTGACCTCCGGCCAGTTTGCCGAGGGAGATACCTTCTCCTTCACGTCGACCGCCCCGGCGGCCACCAACGGCGAGGTGCTCGCGGCCATCGACACCATCCTCGCGGCGAAACTCGACATCGAGTGGATCGCCGTCGCCGGAATCTCCGACGCCGCCCTCTGGGCAGCGCTGGCGACCAAGGCCGAGGGTGCGACCGAAATATACCAGTACCTCTTCTTCGTCGCTCAGGCGCGGTACAAGACCAGCGCGGAAAGCGTCGATCAGTGGGTGACGGCCCTCGCGGGAACCGAGCGCGGTACCGTGGCCTCCACGCGCCTTCAGGTGTGCGCGGGCTGGATCGAGGAAGCCGACCCGAGCGGCCAGGTGGACGTGCGCGGGCTCATCGGAACCTACTGCGGAAAGCTCGCCGCGCGGAACGTGCATCAGGGGCCGGACGCCGTCCGGTACGGCGCCGTCACCGCCGCGACCGCACTCGCCCCGGCGGGGATCAACGACGGCCACATCGAGACCCTCAAGAACGCCGGGTACGTGACCGCGCGGACCATCATCGGACTGACCGGGATCTACGTGACCTCCGGCGAGATGATGAGCGAGGAAGGCAGCGACTTCGACCTGGTCGAGCGCCGCCGGGTCATGGACAAGGCCTGCCGCCAGGTGCGCGCCGCCCAGCTCGTCTGGGTGAACGACGCGGTCAAGGTCGGCGCCGACGGCTCCCCCGAGGGCATCGAGATGCTCGTGGCCCAGAGCGAGAGCCCGCTCAAAACCATGATCACGAACGGGGAAATCTCCTCGGGCGAAGTGGTGGTTCCGGACGGCCAGAACATCCTGTCCACCAAGAAGATCAACACCAAGGTGCGCATCGTGCCGCTCGGCAAGGTCGCGTACATCGAGAACGAGATCGCGTTCTCCAACCCCGCTCTGGGAGGTGAGGCATGATAAACGGAAACGTCTACGACTTCGAGTCGATCAAGGTCCAGCTGCCGACCGGCATGGTGGTGATGCTCGAAAGCATCTCCTACAAGGACAAGAAGGACGACGAGGTCATCACGGGAGTGCACAACCTCCCGGTGGGCATCGGCCGGGGCGAGTACTCCGGCGAGTGCGAGATCGAGGCGTCCCGCCACGAGTTCGACAAGCTGGACGCCTACGCCGCCGCGACCGGCGGGTTCTACAACATGGGACCCATCCCGGTCATCGCGAGCTACGGGCACCTGGGCCAGCCCATCATCACGGACTCGCTCGTCGTCCATTTCACCGAGCGCGACTTCTCCGCCTCCAAGGGCGACAAGAACCTCAATGTCTCGCTGAAGGGCTCCCTCGCGGCTCCGATCATCACCAACGGCCGCCCGGCCTACGTCGAAGCGTAATCGGGCAAAAAGGAGAATTGCATGAAGATTGAGAAAGAACAGCTTGAGCAGCTGAAGAAGGACCACCCCGCAGGCATCTACGAGGGCTCGGTCTCCTTCAACGACGAGGCCGACACCCTCCACGAGGTGGAGTTCCTTTACCGGAAGCCGACCACGGCCGACATAGAGTCCCACTCCAAGGCGGCCCAGCGGAATCCGCTGGTGGCGAACCTGAACATCCTGCAGTCCCTGATCGTCTACCCCGAGTCCGGGCCGATCATCGACAAGGTGCGGGACTATCCGGCCGCCTATGGCCGCTTCGTGGATGAAGCGATCAGCCCTTTCTTCGGGGCCAACGTTACGGTCAAGAGCCGGAAGCTGTAAGCGGCGTCACCCGGATCCGCCTGTTCATCAGGCGGTTCCTGGGTGATGACGTTTCAGGGGTCGACCTCGACGGGCTGATGGGCAAGTACGAGGAGGCCAGGGTCATGCGGGAGTTCGAGGTAGGCGTCATGCATGACGCCATCGTCAAGGCGTTTGGGGGCGGGAAGCGGTGAATTTCACCAGTTCGATCACACTGATGTTCAAGGATGCGTTCTCCTCCGGATTCACGCAGGCAAAGAATAGCTTTGCCGGGATGAAGGACGCCCTTGGCGAGATCAACCAGAACCAGGAAATGAACCGCATGGCCGCCGACCTCTCGATGATGACGTCCATGACCGAGCCGATGCGCCAGGCGCTCTCCGGAGCCCTGGACGAACCGTCCAGGATCGCGGCGACCCTGGATTCATCGCTCAAGAACATCCAGGCCGTCACCGGCAACACCGCCCAGGAGATGGCAGGGCTCCGCCAGGAGCTGCTCGCCGTCGGCGGCAAGGCAATCGCCGGGCCGGAAGCGGTCACCGCCGCGTACTACGACGTGGCGGGCGGTGTCGCTGACGTTTCCGCCCGCATGGCTACCCTGAAAGCCTCCGTAGCGTTGGCCGAAGCGGGACAAGCGGATCTCGGATCCGCGACGAACGGCCTTATCAAGGTAATGAACGCCTACGGCTTCTCGGCCGATCAGGCTGATTTCGCGGCCGACGTGTTCACCCAGACCGTCGGCAAGGGCGTCGGCTCGATGGACGAGTTCGTCGCCGCCATGAGCCCTATAGCGGGCCTCACGGCATCGGTGGGCGTCGGCTTCGATGAGGTCGGCTCGGCGATGGCGTTCATGACCAGCAAGGGACAGACGGCGGGCGTCGCCGGGAATCAGCTGAAGGCGGCGATTACGTCGCTGCTCAATCCGAACGAAACCCTGAACAAGCTCCTTCAGTCCATGGGGATCGCCTCCGGCTCGGCCATGCTCAAGCAGTACGGCCTGGCCGAATCGCTCAACATGATCCAGTCTGCGGCGGGGGGCAGCCAGGACGCCATGGCCAAGGCCCTCGGGTCCACCGAGGCACTGCAGGGCGCCATCGCCCTGACGCAGGATTCCTTCAACAGCTTCGCTACGGATTTCGGCGACGGCGTCGACGGCATCACCGCCAAGGCGCGGGCTGTTCAGCTCGAATCCATCGAAGCGAAGATGAAGCGCCTTGAGGCCGCTTCCAGCTCTCTACAAGCGCAAATCGGCGGGGACGTGAACGAGATCAAGGGCTTCTTCATGGACGTGAAGATAGGCTTCCTTGAGAACTTCGCGGCGCCGCTCATGAATAGTCCGGTCGGCCCGGCAATGTCCAAGATCACCGCCTACGTCGGCATGGGCGCAAAGGCTGTGCTCGATATGGGCTCCGGCGCCCTCAATACCGCCGCCCAGCTTTCGGTGCTCACCGCGAACATCCAGAACGCGGGCGGCATCGCGAAGCTCTTCAAGGGTACGCTCGGTCTGCTCGGGGCGCCGTTCAAGTCGGTGATCTCCCTCGCGGGCGGATTCGTCACCAAGCTCTTCGGCATCGGCGCGTCCTCGGCGACGGCCGCAGGCGGAACGGGCGCCTTCGGAGCGGCCAGCGCCGGAGCTTCCGGCGGCATCGGCGTCGCGACCGGAGCGACCACCGCCTTCGGCGCGAGCATGTGGGCGGCCGTCCTGCCGGTCCTTGCCGTCGTTGCGGCCATCGCCCTGGTGGCGGGCGGCGTGTACCTCCTCGTAAAGAACTGGGACGCGGTTTCCGGGTTCTTCGTCGGGCTGTGGGAGGGCGTCAAGGGGATATTCTCGGCCGCGTGGGATTGGCTTGTGAACCTATTCCGGAGCGGGGTCGAATGGATCAAGGGCGTCATCTTCGGCGCGTCCGACTGGATCCTTGCGGCGGTCGCCTTGTTCCTGCCGTTCATCGGGATCCCGGCGCTCGTGATAAAGCACTGGGACGGCATCAAGACCTTCTTCGTCGAACTATGGGGCAACGTGAAGACCTCCTTCACGAACTTCCTCTCCTGGATCGGCGGCGCCGTCGAGGCGTTCATAGCCCCGTTCAAGAAGATCGCGGGCGGCATATCCGACTTCTTCGGGAAGCTCTTCGGAGAGGCGAAGGACTCGGGGGCGAAGCTCACCGATACCTTCGCGCAGGGAATCCAGGGCAACGCGGGCGCGCCGTCCGCCGCCTTCGGCTCTTCCCTGCAGGGGATCGGTTCCCAGATGCCGCACTCCGATGCCGACGAAGGGCCGCTTTCGCGCCTCTCCGAGTCCGGCCGCGCCCTGACCGACACCTTCGCCGCTGGAATGGATCCGGCGACGCTGGAGCAGCGGGCGACGCTCGCATTCCAGGCGGCCGCGCCCGGCGGGGAGATTTCCCTGGGCGCAGCGAACGCGGAGTCGGCCGGTGCGGCCGCAGGTCCGCAGACGTTCCATATCGAGAATCTCTACTTGCAGGCCGATGACTGCCGGACCTTGCTCGACTTCCTGCGCCAGATCCAGCACGCGGTCTATAGGCCCGAGGAGGTCCCCGTATGATGCTTTCCGTCGACTCCACGCAGGGCATCATCAAGGTCGGCTCTCCGCCCAAGAAGATGCCGGGCATCCTGGAATCCATCGAGGTCGGCGGATCGCTGATTGTCGAGAACGCCCAGATGCAAGGCCAGTCGGGAACCACGCGGACGGTGCACGGCTGGAACGATTCCGACGTGTCGATCACGATTTCCTTGATCGACGACACCGCTAGGAAGAAAACCCGCTTTGACCTTCTCGCGGAGATCGTGGCGGTCTTCAAGACCGTGTCCAGTTCGGGAAGCCCCGAGGTGTTCACCTTGAGCCATCCGATGACGACCGCGTGGGGCATCAAGAAGCTCCTCTTTTCCGACCTCAAGACCTCCGAGTCGCGGGGCCGGAAGAAGATTTCAGTGAAGCTGGAGTTCAAGGAACACGAGATCACTGTGGGCGTGAGCCAGGAGCGGCAAGACGCGGCCGCGCGAGCTACCACGCAGACCAGCGCGGCCAGCAAGGAAGCCGTCGCCGTGCCGGATAGCGCCGCCCGACGGCTGGCGCAGAAGGAGAAGCAGCTTGGCTACATCTGACCGCCTGCAGCACCCTATCCTCGAAGTCTCCATCGGCGGTTCAGTCGTGACCAGGCGCCCTGCGGCGTTCGAGCTAATCACCGACCAGGGCTTCCCGTCCGTCATGGCGCGGCTCGCGTACCCGGTCCAGGCCGCCGCCGGGGCGAAGGGCGACAAGATCGCCGTGTCGCTCTCTTCGGGCGGAGCGAAGTCTGTCCTCTTCACCGGCGAGGTGTTTGACGCCAAGGAGCGCGGAGCGCTGCGCGAGCTGGCGCTGACGGATGGATACAAGAAGCTCTGGGACACGGCGGTCACGCCCGCCTACCGCAAGGAGATGGCCGCGATGATCCTGCAGGACGCCCTGGACGCGGCCGGGGTCGAGTCCAGGGCGATCACCTGCCCGTCCGTTGAGCTTGCCCGCTTCTCGTCGGCCAGCCTTCCGGCAAGCTCGTGCCTCTCCCTGCTCGTCAAGGCGCTGGAGGATCACGGGCATTTCGGGCTCCGGTTCTTCTTCGACGCGAAGAACGTCTTCCGGTTCGGCACGCTCGACGACACCGGGATCAACGAGGGCGCGGCGGTTGCGCTGGAGTCCGGGAAGAACATCATCCGGAGAGGCCCCGGATGGGTGGAGGTGCTGCCGATGGCGGTACGCCACTCCCAGGCGGTAACGGTGGACGGCGTTCGGGTCGTTCCAGTCCGCACTGCCCTGGCGGTCTCGCGCCAAGGGTCGCGTCTCACGCTTTGGATCAAGGAGGCCGCATAGATGGACTCCGGAGCCGAGCTGATGAAAAACCTCCTGGACGCGCTCCTTCCGAACCGGGCGGCCCCGGTGCTCGCTCGCGTCGTCAAGGCCCATGAGGGGCCGGGGAAGACCGCCTACTCCGTGGACGTTCGGGTCGTCACGGCCGGAACGCTCGAAGAGACTGACCAGGTCATCGCCGAGGTGCCGATCTCTCCGATATGGTCCGGGAAAAGCGGAAAAGGCCTCTACGCCATCCCGCCCGAAGACGCGCTCGTGATCGTTGAGTTCATCGGCTGGAACCCAGCCTATCCCTACGTTTCGGGCGTGTGGTCCGACGAGTACCAGGCCGGGGAGTTTTCAAAGGGTCAGCTGGTCATCACCGACGGCGAGGGTTTGAAGCTCGGCGTCGATGTTGACTCGCTGTTCATGTTCGAGACCAAGAGCCAGAGCCTGAAGGCGATCCTAGAGAAGCTGATCGACGAGATCACGGGTATGCAGACGATGGGTCCGCCACCGAAGCACAAGGTTTCGCCGGACTCGGTGGCCAAGATTCTGGCCATCAAGCAGGACCTCGCGGGCCTGTTGAAGTGAGGTTTTTATGATGGATGCGATGGTCTTAAAAGGCGAGTTAAAGCCCGCCCTAATCGCCTTCTGGGAGACGACCGACCAGGGCGACGCGGGAATGTCCATAGAAGAGTACGCCGACAAGTTCTCCCAGATCATCGCGGAGAAAGTGGTGGCGCATATCACCGCCAACGCCTTGGTGTCCACGACCGTGACGGGTACCGCAGGGCCGTATCCCGTGGCGGGCGCCGGTACGGGGAGCGTGAGCTGATGGACTACGGAACCGACCTGCTCTTGACGGATGACGATATCGGCTTCACGGCAGACGGCGATGTGGAAACCGTTTCCGGCCCGGCCTGCATAGCCCAGGATATCGATCAGGAACTGAAGATCACCCCCGGCGCCTTGCCGTGGGACAAGGAAGCCGGGAGCACGGTCTTGCTCATGCTGAACGACGCGGAGAGCGACCCCGCGTCCGTTATGGCGGAGCTGGAGCGGGTAGCGATAGCCGATCCGAGGGTGGACCCGGCGACCGTGAAGGCGAGCGAGCTTTCCGGCGCCGCGAAGTACCGCCTGGAGTTCACGCCGGTGGCGGCGGTCGAGCCGGAGACGCTCGACTTCGATCTGGCGAAGGGAGACTAGCCTATGTCCGATAGCTGGATAGAAAAGACCGAAGACGAAATCAGGGACGAGGTATTCTCCTGGGGCAAGGAGGAGACCGGGCTCACGAACCTCAAGAGCGTCGGCGTTCTTCGCGGGTTCCTTGAGGTGCTCGTCCTGACGGCCGTGAAGGCCTATACGGGATACATCAATCCCATCTACAAGCAGGCGAACCTCGACAACGCCACAGGGCTCTGGCTCTCGCTCTGGGGCCTGCTCGTCGGGGTGACCAGGAAGAAGGCCGTCAAGGCGGCGGGCTCGCTCGCCGGGGCAGCCTACGACGACGGGAAGCTGCAGAAGGGCACCTGGATCGTAACCGACGGAACCGCGCTTCGCTTCAAGGTGACTGCCGACGTGTCGTTCTACTCCGGGGCGCTTTCCATTCCGGTCGAAGCAGAGCTTGCCGGGAGCGCATACAACCTAGTGCCGGGCACGTCGATCAGGGCCACCCGCGTGGTCCAGGGCCTCGAATCTGTGAGCGTGCCTTCCTCGTGGATCTCGACGCTCGGCACCGACGACGAGCTTGACGACGCCTATCGTGCCCGGATCAAGGATAAGTGGAAGAGCATCGGCGAGGGCAACCCGCCGTCGAAATACGAGTACGTCGCGGCGAGCGTTGACGGGGTGGTGAGCGCCAAGGTCATCAGGACCCCGCGTGGATACGGGTCCACCGACGTGCTCATCACGTCCGTGGAGGGCCTGCCTTCTGCGGAGCTTCTTCAAGCCGTCCGCGCAGCTCTCGATTCCTATGGCCTCGTATGCCGCGACCTTCTCGTCCGCGCCCCCGGCGCCGTCACCTGTGACGTGAACATCGAGTACGAAGGCAGCGCTACCGCCGAAGCCGTGGGCCTGGCCGCAAGACAGTACATCCTTTCCCTCGGCATCGCGGGGAAGCTGGAGGTCCGGAAGTTCTATACCGACCCCTGGGCCGCCTTCGCCTTCGATTCGCTGGAAATCCTCGCGCCAACCCGCGACGTGGTCGCCGGAGCGAACGAGCTGATCGTTCCCGGAACGGTAACCGTCTCGAAGGTAGGCTGATATGCGGGAAGTGATCGAGCAGCTCAAACCGCCGGGATACCAGAAGAAGAACCGAGGGGCGATCTATCGAGTCATCGCGCGGGTGACCGAACGGATGGCAAACGACGGCCAAAAGGCCCTCGAAGCCTTTTTCCCGTTCTTGGCCGACTCGTCTACCGTTGCCCTGCATGGGAAGGCGCTTGAAATACCGCGCTTTCCCTTTGATACAGACGAGGCGTACCAGGAGCGGGTGGCGTCCGCCGCCTTCTACATCGAGCGGCAGGGAATGCGCAGCTTCGTCGGCGAGTTCCTGGAGCAGCTCGTGCCCGGCCGGTACAAGCTGCTCGAATATCCGAAGATAGGCTTTCGGGTCGGCTATTCGCCCCTCGGATCGTCGCCCTTGGGCGGCGGGTCCCGCCTGTTCGTGAAGGTGCGCAATCTTACGGAACAGGAGGAGTCCTGGATCTATTCGTTCCTGGACGCATCGCTCGACCCTGACGTGGAAATTCACGTCGTTCAGTGGGTGCATAACCCCGTATCGCCCGCAGGCATCGACCTGGTGCGCAAGCTCGGGGGCGCCACCTGGATCGCCAAGCAGCTAGAAGACATCTGTACGGCGACCGTGGAGTTGATCCCGGACGATTGCATGCGTCTGGGCTATACCCGCCTCGGCGCCGCGCGCCTGATTCCTCGCACCGAGCCGCTCGTCCTCGTGAAGGTCGGAAGCTCCGCGTGCATACCAGCCATCCAGGCCCGCCTCGGCGAGGTGCTGGACGATTCGATTGATAGGAGGTGTTCATAGTGGACAAGATCCAGTTCGTCCAGGGCATGTACCCCGACGATACGCATCTGAACGGGGTGCAGAACGCGGCGGAGGAGGCCGACAAGCGCCTGACGCTCGCGGTGGCTGGCCAGGGCATCGTCGCCGGGTTCGACCTGTCCATAGCCGGAGCTGTGGCTACGGTCTCGGCCGGGTCCGGGTTCGACGGTCTCGGGAGGGCGGTACACTCCGATGATCCAGTGACGCTCGATCTGTCGACGATCACGCGCCCGTCGTCCGGCCAGTACAAGTGGGTGGCGATTTATGCCGCCTTCGCCCGCAACAACTATGGCGACGTGTACGACGACAATAATCAGCGCCACGATCTCTATCAGGACGAGTCCATAGCGCTCGGCTTGGTGCAGGGAGCGGCGGGCAGTCAGTCGGGGGCGGAGCGGCCTTCGGTCGGGACGAATATCCTGGTGGCTGACTTGCTCGTAGATGCCTCGACCCCGCTGGAGTCGATCATCCCGAGCCTGACTCGCCGCTCGAAGATCGTCACGCTCTTGAGCCTCAAGAGCCGCGAGGCCGTCGCCCGCGTATCCATCGATGTGGCGGCCGCCAAGACGGTCACCTTCGCGTCCCTCGGGCTTCCGGACGGCTCTTACTCCGTCCGCACCCAGCTCGTCGGCTCCGCGCCGTTCGTGCGGAACCTCGGCGTCGAGGCGAGCGGCACCGGCGTCACGCTGTACCTCTATCACGACGCCTTCCCCTACAAGGTGCCCGTGCTCGGAGTTCCGGCCATCAAGGTCGGTGCCGCGCGCGTCGGCACGTTCAAAGTCGGCGGCCGGGCCTCGGTCCTGGTCGATCTATTCATACGCAAGGAGGGTTTGTAATGAGAGGCATTCCGACCGTGTTCAACACGAAGCAGGACTGGCTGAACGCCCACCAGTACGCCCTGGTGGAAGGCGACGGCCCGCACAAGGCCGTATTCAAGGAGCGCCTGCGCGCGCTCAAGGGCTCGGGGACGATGCTCGTCCTGAAGGATGGCGCCCCGGAGGATCCCGAGGATCAGACCCCGGCCGATTTCGAGGCCGTCGATGATCCGGCGTCGCCGCTCGCCCGCTCGGGGCTGACCGTCGCCGAGATCGACCTCATGATTTCCCAGCTCGGGTAAGGAGAAGAGCATGCTGCAGAAACTGATACAGGACAACTTGACCGACGCCGATGCCGGGCTTTTTTCCGGCATGATGGACGTACTCGTCCGTCACGACCGCATCCTCGAAAAGAAGAATCCCTACGCCTACGCCTCCAACGTGATCGTGGTTAAGTCGGGAACCGTCCTCACTATCCTCAACGCCGCGTGGAAGAGCTTCCGCCTGAGCGCCGACGTGGAGCTGACGGAGGCGAATCTCGACGCCGGAGCGGCCTTCGAGGTCGGGAAAGACTACTACGTCTATCTCGTCGACGACGGGGCTGACGGCCAGTTCATCATCAGCCTGAACACCACCTTCCCGGCTGGGCATAGCGCTGACGATAGCCGCAAGATCGGCGGCTTCCACTTCGGCTACGTCCGCAAGGTCTCTTCGGACGGCCTGTGGGTTCCCGTCGACTCCGAGGGCACCAAGTTCGGCGTCGGATCGGTCGGCTGGAAGGACAACGTGACCACCGGGATCGTTCCGAACTCTGTGTGGGATCTCGTGAACCGTCCCAAGTGCAGCCCCGAGGGCATGGTCAAGGTCGGCCATATCTGGGTGGACATCTACATGGCCAGCGCGGCCGAGTCCATCACCCTGGAGGGCGGAACGAACGGCCTCCACGTCGCGTCTGGCCGCCTGCAGTCGAAGTATGGCCAGGTCCCGGTCTCTGGCTCGGAAGGCTTGAACTGGTACAGCTTCAACGAGCTGGCCACCCGCTCGAACAAGCGGCTCCTGTCCTACGGCGAATGGGTCAAGTCGGCCTACGGCAACCCGCAGGGCCTCGATGCCGCCGACACCTACGGGTGGACGAAGACGACCAACTCCGCGCGCACGCGCACCGGATGCCGCGTTAACGCGTCCACCGGAGAGCACGACGCGGCCGCCGGGATCAAGCCCGCCGCCATCAGCGCGTTCAACATCGTCGACGCGGTCGGGAATCTCTACGAGTGGCTGGACGAGCTGTCCAACCGGCACGACTCCACGGCGTTTGCCTGGCAGGATGTTCTCGGCTCCGGAAAAGGGCAGGCTTACCTCCCTAACAACGTCGGAATGGTCGCGTACATCGCTGGCGCGAACTGGGCTGAGGGCGTCCACGCGGGTCCCCGTGCCGTCCGCGTGGACAGCTACCCGTGGTACGTGGGCGCGAACATCGGGTCGCGCCTGGCCTGTGACAATCTGTAATCTGTAATCTGGAGATCTGTCTTGTCTGGTACACGTGGATTTGTCTTGTGGCAAAAGGCCGAGGATTTTACTGAATATCTGTTCCCGATAATCGACCGATTCCCGAAGCATGAGAAATTTGCTCTGTGCAGTCAGATCAAAAACACGTGCTACGAGATCCTGAAGCTGATCATCCGGACGAACAAGTCGAGGCAAAAAGCTCCGGGGCTGTACGAAATCGATACCCAGCTGGAAATGCTGCGGTGGCTGATCCGACACAGCCTCCGGAGGAAATATCTCAGCCACCAAAGCTATGAAACAGCTGCGAAGATGGTGGATGAGCTGGGCCGCATTATAGGCGGCCTACTAAAAGGAGTGTGATGCAAGCTGGCGCGAACTGGAATGAGGGCGTCCACGCGGGTCCCCGTGCCGTCAACGTGAACAACTACCCGTGGAACGTGAACACGAACATCGGGTCGCGCCTGGCCTGTGAGAATCGATTAAAACCAGACGACATGGCATTACGGTGCCGGTCGCAGTGACAGATTGTCAGATCATTACTCCTTGCCGTAAGGCAAAACTATGTTGGCGCCCCGCCTGCGGGCTGGGCGCTCTTTTTTCATCAAGGAGGTGTTTCTCGTGTTCGAGCGGGTATACGACTACCGCAATCTCTATGAGGCGTACATCAAGGCCCGGAAGCAAAAGCGCTACCGTGGCGAAGTTCTGCAGTTCTCGTATGCCCTTGAAGAAAATCTCATCGCGCTACAGAACGAACTGATATGGAAGACGTACAAGGTCGGCGTTTATCGCCCTTTTGTGATCTACGAGCCGAAGAAAAGGCAGATCGTGGCGCTTCCTTTCCGTGACCGCGTCGTCCAGCACGCGCTGAACGCGGTCATAGAACCGATGTTCGAGCGGCGCATGATCCACGATTCCTACGCCTGCAGAGTGGGCAAGGGGACGCATCAAGCGGCCTGGCGCGTGGCTTATTTCCTGGGCAAGCCGGGGAATTACTACTATTTGAAGGCGGACGTGAAGTCCTTTTTCGCCTCGGTAAACCGCACAATCCTCCGGTCGATCCTTGCGGAGCGAATAGAAGATGAAGGCCTCATGTGGCTTGTAGACGAGGTCCTGAACAGCACGCCGGGGACGGGGCTCCCAATCGGAAATCTTATGAGCCAGCTTTTCGCCAACGTCTACCTGCACGAGCTTGATCACTACGTCAAGAACGTTCGAGGGGTGAAGTTTTATGTTCGCTATATGGACGATTTTCTCATTCTCCACGAAAGCAAGGCTTTTCTATGGAGCCTTCTGGCCGACATCGAGGAGCTTCTAAGGACGCGCCTAGCCCTCACGTTGAACGCGAAGACCAGGATCGGGAAAACCTCGGAGGGAATCGAGTTCGTCGGCTATCGAATATGGAGCAGGAACAAGCTCATCAAGAAGCAATCCATGGCGCCATGCGCAAGAAGGCGCGCGCATGGCGCCATGGAAAGATCAGCGACGGCCGCTTCCTGGCCTCGCTCGGCTCATGGATGGGCCACTCCGCAGACACCGCAAGTCACCAGGCCGTCGAGAAGATCATGCTGGACAGCCTGCATCATCTATATCGCAAATCTATGAACAAGGAGGCCGACCATGAAAACGCCGCTGACCTATTACGGCGGGAAGCAACAGCTCGCCAAGAGGATCATCAGCCTGATCCCGGAGCACAAGCTCTACTGTGAGCCTTTCGTAGGCGGCGGGGCCGTCTTTTTCCAGAAACCGGCCTCCAAGGTTGAGGTCATAAACGACATCAACAACGAGCTGGCGAACTTTTACGAGGTCTGTCAAAGGGATTTTACCTCCCTTGAAAAGGAGGTTTTAATCAGCCTTCACAGCCGGGACTTGCATCGCAGGGCGATGGCGATCTATCAGAATCCCGACATGTTCGACAAGATCAAGCGCGCCTGGGCCGTTTGGGTGCTTTCCAGCCAGTCGTTCGGCGCCATGCTGGACGGCTCGTTCGGCTATGACCGATCCGGTACGACCTCGAAGAAGGTTACCAAGAAGCGGGAGGAGTTCACCTACGAGTACGCCGTGCGGCTCCAAAACGTGCAGATCGAGTGCGCCGACGCCCTGCGGATTATACGGAGCCGGGATACTCGGGAGTCGTTCTTCTACTGCGACCCGCCCTACATCGGCACCGACATGGGGCATTACGACGGGTATACGGAGGATGATTTCGACGCTCTGATAGCCGTCCTGGAGCGAATAGAGGGCAAATTCCTGCTCAGTTCGTTCCGGAATAAGCCCCTCCAGGAAGCGGTCAAGCGCAATGGATGGAGTTCATTCGAGATCCGGATGAGCAAGCCAATGTCGCGGAATGGGGAAAACAAGCGAGGAACGAAGGTAGAGGTCTTGACGGCAAACTACCCGATCTCGGCCGGGGAAGATTCGCAAACTTGA